CGGAGCAAAGAGGTTGTCCGTTACTTTGCACTGCTGCTACGTTAAACGCCTGGTTAAAAGGGTTCATGGCTACTACTTCTCTGGTTTGTTCATAGGAAGTAGTAAGCGATTTAGTACCATTAAAGAACTGATCGGCATAAAGATCATCTTCCATGGCAATATTGGTAATCTGAAAACCGAGGGCAAATTCCCGGTGGACAAATTCATAAATAAACCGCTCAGCCATGCTATCCATTTTAATAGGAGCACCTTGAGTTTTCTCAAGAGCGTAACCTGTTCCTCTAATATCAACCATCCTTTCGGTATGTTTGACAGAATTAGCCTGTTCATAGATTTTGGTATATTCCCCCTTAAACCGATCATACTGAGATTTTACCTCATACAGACCCGGCCAAAGCAGACTTGGAATATCACCAGATGTTATAATAGACATAATTAATTACCTTTATTTTTAGTGTTAGTTTTCTTTACTGATCCTGCCTTAACAGGTGTTTTCTTCTTCTCTTTCGGTAGATATAATCCCTCCTTTAAAAGAGACGGCATATTGCCTGTTGTAGTTATAGACATGATCCTAATCCTAGTTAGTGAAGAATACGCCTGGAGTACCTGTAGACCCATGGATATGCACGTTAAATTTACATAACACATCAATAAAAGGCATATTGATACCTTGTACTAATCCTGTAGGATTTGCATTTGTCTGTAATTCTGGAACTAATCCAATAATTTTTATTTCAAATGTTGGATTACCACTTCCTGCATTGGCTAAAGTTATTGAACTACCATCTAAATAATAAGCAGATTGTCCAGTTGTCGTATTACCTGTTGCCGGATTATTGGTAGGAACTGCATTCGCTGGAGCAGTAAAAGGTAGTCCTCCTACTTGTAATTTGGCATTTTGACCGGAAAAAATATATTGAAATATAGATGGAGCAATATTGTTTTGAGCAGCATTAGTAGTGTTATTTGTTGAAGTAGAAATTTGAACTTTAAATACTACTTCCGGGTCATCATTTACCCAAGCAATAATTTTTGTACCTGCTTTAACTTGTCTGCTTGCTGGCCAGTAATCAGAATTTACTTGATAACCAGTTTGAGCATCTATAAATTGACATCCTATAAAAATCCCTACAGGTACTCCTACTATTGTATTTGCTGCTCCCCCAGGTTGTGGATTTAATGCCGGTACTATAGTGCCTAATTGAGCGTCCCATGCACCAGCAGCTCTTGCTGGATAATATTTAACCATATCCCCTTGAAAAATACTAGTATTCCAAGTATTTTGACCAGTAGCATCTGCATAAATGAAGTATTGACCTAGTTTTTGTGTTCCGCCATTTCCTATTTGAGATTGAACTATTTGCAATCCATAAGGGGCGTTAATGCCATTAGACATAATTATTTCCTCTTTTAATTTATAATTTATTAAAAAGTATTAAAAATACGTAACAATTCAAAGCGATGCTTAATTGTTATAAAAGATAAGCTAATTCAAGCTTTTAAAGACCTTTTAACGTCTAGTTATGACGATAAACTTTGATTCTAGATAAGTTTCAAAACTAGCCTTTTTGTGTCTTGCGATGACAGAGGTAGCTTTTAAGAAAAGATTTAGCTACAAACTACGACCTTTTTAAGTCTAGTCATGACTTTTTTTCTACCTAATTATATTATAGCAAAAAGATTATCTCTTTTGCAAATCGCACTACTCATTTAGGGTTGTTTAGATATCTTCAATCCCGTGAGCGAGTATTGCTTCAAGTTCTTCTTGTTCTACTTTATTAACTATTTTTTTCCATTTTATATAGTTAATTTCAAATATACCGTTTTTTCCGTCTCTTAAATCTTGTTTTACTTCTTCATTACCTAAGGCCATTCTGGTTAACCTTATCAAATAAAAATTATTATTTTCGGTTAATATTTTTTTTAAAACATTTTTGATTTTATTTTCCGATGGGCCATCGCTAATAAAATCATCAATAAATCCATTTACAAAATTCAAAATAATAAAATATTTTTCTTTTTTATCTAAAATTACTTTAACGGAGAAATACTTTTCCGAGTTTAAGTACATATCTTTTATTTCGTATTCATACATAAAATATTCTCTCAATTAAATTCTTTAAAAATTAACTACCAAATACTACTACAGATACGCCGTCGAGTACAGGTAGTAAGTTACCAAGCGTATCGGTCGCAAAAATGATGACCTCCGTTGCTGATCTAGACCTAAAGAACACCTGAAACGGCGCTATTACTTCCGTTCCGCGTGCTAATGCTGGTAATACAGCATAATTACCATCAGGAAAAGGAGTAGCAAAAGTTATAACATACGACCCTTGCGCTCCGCTAACCGAGGCTATATTAAAGCTACTCTCTATCTGGATATTGTTAGTTGGAGCATTATTATCGTAAAAGAAACAATAAGCTTTAGCAGTAGCAGGATTTATAATCTTCCCCGGTACGCTCATATTACCGACATTGTCAATTTGAGTACTGTTTAAATTGATTACCCCATCATCTACAGTAGCCAGGTTAATATCCTGATCGCCGCTTGCCGTAGTAATGGTATTTACCGAGATCAAGAGATTACCTACATTAATACTGGATAATCCTACTAGAGAATCGGCTAAATTGATAATCACATCATTTGTTTCCCCATCACCGCTTTGTACATTTATATTAGAGCCGCCTCCTATCTTTCGAGTTACAAAACTTAATGGAGTATTACCGGTTATTACTAAAAACCCATTCTGTACCTGAGTAGTTAGATTATTTAAATTATTCAACGAATCGGCAATTTTAAAAATGATGTTACCTGTTGGTGGAGTAACAGTTGAATTTGTAATCTGCAAGCTGTTATTCTGGCTTTCCGTAGAAAAGCTTACTATACCGCTGCTACCACCCCCAAAAGGTATTACCTGCCATATTCCTTTACTGGTTAGATTCTCAGTTAGATATATCTGTATTACTTCCCCTGGAATAATTACGTTAGTTAACGGCGTTCCGTCATTATATAAGAGGGTAAAGTCTTTTTGTCCTACATTATTAAACAACAAGGTAGTACCGGTTTCTACAGTATTGGCAGGCGGCAAAGTAATTGTATATGCATCATTTTCAGAAATCACATCATTAATATCGCTGGCGATTTCTCCTTCAGTGCGGGGATAAGGCCAGGATAGTTTAATATCGCTATTTAGTATGATTTTAGAATAAGACATAATATCCTACATTGCCCTGTCTGAAAACGGCATGACCGGATTATAGATGTCCGTTTGTACTTTCTGCAAAGTATCACGCATTACTCTTATAGCTTTATTTTCGTAATATTCCTGCTCTTTAATCCCGTAACGCTCGTCTCTTGCAAGAACGATAGTATCACCGGTAGTAATACAATCATTTTCCGATCTTAAGTCTCCTCTATAAGTACGTTTGTTTTTAAGCCTATCAGGAGATACAATATACCACTTCTTTGCGAGTAACCTGTTAATACGTTCAGGGCTATTAAAGGCAAAGTAATATTCTTCGCCCGGTTGCATTATTTCCTCGATTAAAGCCTTGAAAGGACAGGTTGAATCAGTGAACATCAAATCAAAATCATTGTGTTCAAGATCATGTTCCCTGATATCTCTATCTACGGACTTAAACTCATTATTTTTGTCTTGTTTATATTTAATTGCCATTTTTTGACCTCATTTCCTTATTATGTTTATCTAGAAGCTCACGATATCTCTCATAAGACATACCAAAAGCAAGCGCCGCCTTTTTCTCTCTATCGCTTAATTCCCTTGTTTTTGGATCAGGGATTGATTCCATAGGAGCGCGGCTGCGAACCGCCCCAAAATGTTTGGCAGGAGTTGTAGTCGTATCCTGTGCCCTTAAATTATCGATATACTCATCTATCATGCTGTAATAACTACCAGAACCTATTAGATGTGCCTTATTGGTAGTCTGGTATTTTCTATCTAGTTTTGTAATAAAAGATAATACCTGACCCGCCAGCTTTTCATCATACTCGGGGGCGTTTCTATCTACTTCGGGATTACTTTCAAGCCAGCTATATAATCTATCCTCATATTCTCTAGCCCGAACCTGATTAAGATGTTCTTCGGAATATTCTTCTTTAGGAAAACTTGCTATTCTAGATGCCTCATTCAAAGCATGGGTCGCCTTTGAAATCTCAGCTGTAGCACGAGCGACAGAGGCAGCATCTCCGCTTTCTAGTGCCAACTGCAACCTTGCCTGAGCCATTTCAAGTTCGCCGGCAACATTGTTCTTATAATGGGTAGAACCGGTATTTATAGCTTGACGGAGCATTTGTTCCATTTGCAGTTTTTCCTGCTGTAACTGATCTAGCTGCTCGGTAAGCTTCGCTTTTTCTTCACGTTCTTTTTTTAATTTAGACCAG